AAACGGGCGGGGAAGCAGAAGCGGTCGATGCGGGCTGAGCTCGACGTGATGCTAGGGGTATGAAGAAGATCAAGACTATCTTCGAGCGCGACTGGGCCGGTGACGGCCATATCACTCAGGAATACGCGGAGGGCGTAACGCCTGAGCTTCTTATGTTCGCTAAGGCCACTGAGAAGATCGACGGCACCAACGTCCGTCTCACGGTCCGCGCAGGCACCCTGGTCCGATTAGAGAAGCGCCGGAACCCATCCAAGATCGAGAAAGCGAAAGGGATCGAAGAGCCCTGGTACGTCGATGCCGATGAGTACGCACCAAATGACAAGTTCATGTGGGAGGCCGCTCGAAACACGGACCTCTCCGATGTGCCTGATGGAGAGTGGAGCGGTGAGGCCGTCGGTCCTTCAATCCAAGGCAACCCGCTCAACCTCGATAGCCACCGGGTCGTGCTCTTCTCGTTAGGCCATGTACCCACCTTCGACGACGTGCCCACCTCTTACGAGGAACTCCGTGAATGGCTTCCCGCCCAGGACAGCAAGTATGGCAACGGGAAGATCGAGGGCATCGTCTGGCACGCTGAGGATGGATCGATGTTCAAGATCAAGACCAAGGACTTCCGGTGATGAACCCTTACGCGGAAGAGCCAGGCCCGAAGATCCAATCAGCCACCGACCTATTCGGGCGGCTCGTACCACAGGCCCCCCGCTCTGACGGCCAGAAGCGCAACGACCTCCTCAAAGCCTTCTCGAAGAAGCTCAACCGGCCGATCGGCTACGTGGCCATGCGCTGCACGGGCCTTAGCCTCGCCGACCTCTACTACATCCAAAGCGTGGCCGATAAGTACGAGCTTGAAGGGAAGGGCGCGTGGGGTAGGGCTTTTAATGGGATGCTCAAGCCCCGCGAATAGTTGTCCACAGTTTGGGATTACGCGCGCGCCGCTTAAAGTGAAACCAAGTCCCACCAGCAGGGATATAAGGATTGCTGGCGACCGACTGATAACCTGACCCCTATACGGAAAGAAAGCATCTCTCTCAGGTCCCTGGGGACACGGAGGAGGACAAGCCAAGCTAGTCATAATGCTTTCCGGCAGGGTGATGGGAGGAAGGAGGGAGGTATTCTAAAACGCGGGCGGGGGGATATATACTTCGCACAATATTAGTTGTGCGAACCTTAGTGGGGACAACGGCAAGCGAACAAAACGGCCGTGCTTAAATGTGGGTATGAAGCGCTTCAAGAAGGTGACTACGCCGACGCGCTATGGCTGGAGCGATTGGATCTTCCCCACCGACAAGTACCTCATGAAGTGCTGCGACTGCGGCCTCGTGCATCAGCTGGAGTTCCGCACCTTCGCCGAGACCCGCCAGAAGCGCGGGGCCTTTGAAGTCGTGCGCCTGCCGTGGCCGATCCGCGTCATGTTCCGCGCTCGCCGCGTCAAATCCTATGACAAAGCGCAAGGGTAAGAAACCCGCGGCCGTCCTCTGGGAACTCTGCAAGACCCTCACCCGCGAGCGGTACGGCAACACCTGCTACACCTGCCGCAAAGGGCCTCTGACGGGCTCCAACTGGCACACGGGCCATTTCATCACGAAAAGCATCTGCTCGACGGAACTCGCCTACGACCTCAAGAACCTCCGGCCGCAGTGCTACCACTGCAACATCAACCTGTCGGGGAACTGGCCGGCGTTTGAAGCCCGCCTCTTGGCCGAAGAAGGCCAGGCGTACGTCAACGACCTGAAGGACCGCAACCGCGCGACCAAGGGCCAGAAGTTCGGCACGCCCTGGCTCATCAAGAAGGCTGAGGAGTATCGCGCTCTCCTAGAAGCAGCGCCGGCAGCTTCGCAAAGTTCTTCGCCAAAGCATACGCCTGCTTCCGGGTGAGCCGGTCGAACCCCGTCCCGATGTGCCGGCGGTCATCGTAGTAGAAGTACGTCAGCACGAAGCCGGTGGCGTCGCGCACCGCAAACGACGCGCCCTCGGTCTCGGTCACGTACCACGGGGGAGGGAAGCGGTCGGGCATGGTACAGTGAGGCTCTAACAGCACCCGCACTGTCCAAGGGCAGGGCGGGTTTCGCTGTACACATAGCGCCCGTTCCCGAAATGTTCCAGTGGTAGGATGGGCGGCATGACCAACCGAGACATCGTGCGCTGGGCAATCGAGTTCGAGGAAACGGAGGGTCGAGAAATCGGCGTGCTCGTCGCCTACACGAAGCAAGGCGAGCGTCTCACGTTTGAACACCGCGTTTGGGTCAATGGCGAGTTCCACGATGTAGCCACCGACATCATTGCAGAGGACCCGAAAGCCACCTGACCCCACCCCACGCATGGTAGGATGGCGGGAGGTGGAGGGTTGCTCTCCGCCCAAGGCTGACAGCCGCGTGGCGATACAAGATACGCGCGGCCTACTTGGGCGGAGCTAACAGCCCTTCACGCAGGAGAGTAGATGGGGGCGCATAGCTCGTGGGAGCGGCTCTAGGCGTCCAGGACTAGAGACGGACGGGTTCGACACCCGCAGTGCCCCGCCATCCGCCCTTCTACCCAAGCTCCCGATACACCGCCGTAACGAGCTCCACAGGGTCGGCATCGAGCGCCTTCACGTACTGATAGAGCTCAATCGCATCGAGCCGGCGCTCCCGGTTCTCCACCTTCGACACAAACTGCTGGGGCTTCCCCAGCCGCGCGGCCACTTCAGATTGCAGGAGGCCCCGCGCTTTTCGGAGTTCAATCAGACGCTCCACCAGGGACGCATAGGCGTCTGTGAACACCGAACCAGGCATGTACGCTGGCTACACGCCTTAGAGGCGAACCCTCTTTCGGGGTACCCCAATATGGGGTTACGATGGTTTCCGAACCTTTGAGGGGGCACCATGTTCAAGACGCTTCTCCTGGCGGCCGTCGCCAGCATCGCCACGAGCGCCCAGGCCGCAAACGTCATCGACCAGAACCAGCCCGACGGGAACGCCGGGCTTGCGGGCTTTAGCAACCTGAGCCACCCGCTTCAGTCTTTCCAGACGAACGCGGGCAATGTCTCCGGCGGCGGGTTCAGGGTGCACGGCGTCAGCGGCACCGACCCGCTTGAGCTTCAGATCGCGCTCTGGGACGCGCTCCCGAACGCCGTCGGAGCCAACCAGCTTGCGAGCGGCACGGTCGAAGTCGATCCGGTCGTCGAGCAGTGGGCCGACGTGTTCTGGACGCCGGTCACCGTCGCTACCATGACCACCTACTACCTCACTGTCGACATCGCCGGAGGCACCGTCGGGGGCGGCGTGGTGGGCGTGTTCCGGGGCAACCCGTATCCGAACGGAGAGCTCTTCCTGCGGGACGCGGGTAGCGGGGGCCAGTACCAGACCTACAGCTCTGACACGACCTTCCGCACCTACACATTCGTCGAGAACACCGGAGCGATCCCCGAGCCCGCGACCTGGGCCTTGCTGATCGGCGGGTTCGGGCTTGCGGGAGGAATGCTCCGCCGGGTACGAAGCGTACCGGTGCGGAGTTAGCTCAGCTGGTAGAGCATCTGGTTCCCATCCAGAAGGTCGCGCGTTCGAGTCGCGTACTCCGCTCCAAATCTCTTCCTTGAGCCAGAAACGAGCCAGAACGGGCTAAGTGGTTGAAACTGCAGGGTGGGCGCTCAGCTTCCCAAGCTAAAAATCGTTCTTCTCATAGCTCCTCATACGTTCTCCAAAGCATTGAGCGTATTGCGCTTTCCGCGATTTCCCCTAGCCATGCCGTATCATGTCTTCTGGCACCTGCACCTTGCATGTGTGAGCCAGATTGGAGCCAGATATGCGGCTAACGGAAATCAGCATCCGGGCTCTCAAGGGCTCGGAAAAGTACCCCACCCACTTCTGCGACAGCACGCCGGGGTTCGGGGTGCGCTGTGGCTTGAAGAAGAAGACGTACGTGGTCGTGCGCGGCCGAAACCGCGAGCGCATCACGATCGGGACCGTCGGGCAGATCAGCCTCTCTGACGCGCGGAACGAAGCGAAGCGCCTCCTCCTCAACGAACCGGGGGAGAAGACTGCCACCGTTTCCTTCGACGAAGCCCGTACGCGCTTCCTAGAGGCTCTCGAAGCCTCGAAAAGCCCGAGATACCACTACCAGGTCAAACGGGCCTTAGAGCGGCATTTTAAGCCTCTGGAGGGCCGTCCTGTGGCTGACCTCAACCATGAGGACATCGAGCGGTGCCTCGCCAAGCTCAGCGACCGTCCCTCCGAACAGCTCCACGCCTACCGCTACGCGCGGGCACTCTTCAACTGGGCGGCCAAAGCACCCCGCAAGTGGGTGAAGGTCTCCCCGATGTACGGGTACGATCCCCCGTCCCAGGATCGGAAGGGCTCGCGCGTCCTCAAGGATGAGGAGATCGTCCGCATCTGGTACGCGTCGCCCCCGATCTTCCGCCTCATGATCCTGTGGGGCACGAGGAACACCGAGACGTGCGTTCTTGAGCGGGAGTGGATTGTGGACTCGGTTCTAACCATACCGGGTCGCTACACGAAAAATGGGCGGGACCACGCGATACCTGTGTGTCCCCTGGCAGAGACCATCCTTGCCGGACCATCCAACCAGTACGTCTTCCCCGGCAGGTGGGGCGGGCACATCCACCCCGGTGCTCTCGGAAAACTGAAGCGCGAGGTGTTACAAAAGAGTGCCACCAACCGCTGGCAGCTCCGCGACCTCCGCCGGACGTTCAGGAGCCTCGCCGCGCGGGTCGGGGTTCCGCGAGAGATCGCGGAAGTCCTCGTCAACCACGCCCCGCCGGTCCTCGACGAGATCTACGACCGGTACGACCGTATCCGCGAGAAACGCGAGGCGCTTTTGAGGATCGAGCACGCTTTGGTATGGTTGCTCGCCCGGGTCTAACCCGAGCTCATCGATGAGCTCCTTCACAGGAGCTTGCGATGAAGCTGCTATCGAAGAAGGAAGTGCGCAACCGGGTCGGTATCTCTCCCGCCCACATTGCCAGGATGGAGACGCAGCCTGAATACGCCCACCTCGGGTTTCCCCGCCGTGTGCGTGTCGGGTTCCGGGTCTTCTGGCTTGAGGACGAGATTGACGACTTCATCCGGCGGCGCGTTTCCGAACGCGATGCACACACCGGCTCCTAATCGGAGCCACTAGACCCCCGGTTACAAAGACTGGCCGGGGGTCTTTTCCTGTCCACACGAGCCGTCCATACGGCCAGCTACACTGTATGTACCGCACCGTACGGCTATCCCACTGGTTCCGCACCACTGTTCGTCGGGCTCACGCCACGACCCAATGCCCTCCAGCCGTCTACCGACCGTCTGGCCCCACGCGCGGTATAGGACACGCGCGCGAGGGACGGGCATTGGGTCGTGGCGCTTCGCGCACACAGACGAACAGTGGGCGGTCAGTACCCCTCTGGGGATGAACCGTTCACGGTAAAATACCGATAGACCCGTACCTTGTTTCAGGGCCGGCAGAAGCACCCTGCAAGGACGCGGGCTCTACTCCTCCCGGCCCATGAATGCCCTCGTTGTCGGCTCAAACCAGGAGCCGCTTTCACACTACCTTCCCCGCGCCAACTTCCTTCTGATCGACGACGAACTTCCCGATCGACTGCGCGCGCGGGCGTTTGACGTTGCCCGCCACACGTTCAATCCCCTTACCGGCCTCACCCCCAACCGGGCACGGGATCTGGCCGAACTGTTCTACGCCGCCGATCCCGGCGGCGACGCAACGCTTACCGTACGCAACGGGAAGCGGGCCCTCGCGCCCATGCTCGTGGCCGCCAAACGGATCGATCAGCTGACGGGCGATCGGAAGGACCCAGCCGCCGCCGAAGCCCTCGCCATGATCGACAACATCCTGTTCTCCCCCACGGTCCGCCGGGTCCTCACTGGTTCCAACTTCTCCCTGAAGGGCACCATCCTCGCCCGGTTGAACCGAGCCGAGCTCGGGGACTTCGACTGCTACGTCCTCGGAAACCTCCTCATCTCCCAGTACCAGGGCCAGGTGGTCATCCCCGACTTTGGCTTCTACGCCGCGCCCTTCCACACCTCCCTCATCCGACAGAACCGGCTCATCGCCGGGATACGGTCCTTTGACGAGGTGCCGAAGTTCCGGAACCAGCTGATCCAGATCGAGGAGAAAGTCGGGAGCCGCTGCACCCCGGAGGACGCGAAGCTCCTCGCCGTCTACGAAGGACTGGTACCGGGCACGAACGAGTACAACGACTTCATCGGGCGGTGCATCGCTTGACAGTCACGGAACGCGGGTTTCCCCTCTCTTAGGGGGAGGGGACGAATGCAGCTCAAACTCAAGCGGTCACAACAGGGAAGGAAGTTCCTTCTCGAAGTCCGTGCGGAGTTCACACCCGAGGAACAGACGCGCGTCGCGGAAATCCCCTACTACGACATCCTCCACGTCGTGCGAGACGCGGGGGCTCGGGACGTCACCAAACGGTCGGGCCTATTCAAGGCTGCCGTCACGGGCTTCTTCCCGGAGCTCAAGAGCGACGCGATCTACATCTCGGCCAAATCCATCCAGCGCGGCCACGTCATCGAAGCCGACTACCTCGAAGCCATCACCGAGGTTGAGAGCAAAATCCGCAACGGCTGCAAGACCCTTCAGACGCACCTCGACGTGCGCGGATCCTTCACCGGCGAGGAGCAGGTCATCGACCTCGCCGAGGAAGGTCGGGTCGTGGCGCGCGCCGTTCCGCCGCCGGAGCGCGATGACTAGCCATCAGGCCGAGATCGAGGACACCCGTCGGCTCTTCGCGTGGATACAGGAACAGGACAAGCAGCTCCTCGACGACCTCCCGCACGAGATCGGCATCCGCATCTTCGACGCGTTCCTCTCGCACGTCCCGCCGGGCATCAGCGGGCACTTCGGGACGGCGGTCGCCGCCGTGCTTGGGGAGGAGCGCTACCTGTGGCCGACCCCGCCGCCCGCCTTCGACCGCATGAGCCTCAAGGAGCTCACCGAGTACCGCCACCTCCTCTTTCAGAAGCGGCACTTCATCAAGAACGAGGAGGCGTACTACCGCCTCCTGTTTGATGGCGTGGGGCGCGCGTTTGGGGCGATTGCGAACGACCTCCCGTCGATCGAGCAGCCGTCGCCCTTCACGATCCCGCTTATCTACACCGTCCCCGATCCGCGCAGGCTCGTCAGCGAAATCACCGCCACGATGACCGCGACGCGGTTCTATGACCGCGGCATGTTCAAAGACCTGGCTGACCGACTTCTGGCAAATGCCCGGAAGGTCTCCGGCAGCACGCCGACGAACCGACGGCCCCTCAAACCCGCAACCGAGAGCGACCTTCCGCTTGACGAGCTCGTGAGCGGATACCTTGGGGGGACACCCTTCCACGACCTCCTCATGGCTCCGGTCCCGCTCAAACTCTCCCAGAAGGATCGGTTCAGCCACATGCACGTGGTCGGGGGCACGGGGGCGGGAAAGACCTCGCTCCTCGAACACCTCATCCTCTCCGACCTACGGAGCCCCGATCCGCCGTCCTTGGTCATCGTTGATCCGCACGGCGACCTCATCAACCGGCTCACGCACGCGGACCTCGGCATCGAAGACCGGCTCATCGTCATCGACCCGAGGGACACGAAGCACCCGCCCGCCCTGAATGTGTTTGCGATCAACCAGGAGCGCATGCGCGGGTATGACGAGGCCACGCGCGAGCAGGTGACGGCCGGGGTCATCCAGACCTTCGACTACCTCTTCACCGGGCTCGTGGGCGCAGACCTCACGGCCAAGCAGGGCGTGTTCTTCCGCTACGTCGCGCGGCTCATGCTCGCGCTCCCCGACGCCCTCGGCCGGAACGCCACGATCCTCGACATGATCCAGCTCATGCGCGACCCCACGCCGTATGCCAAGGCCATCGAGCAGCTCCCGCCCTTGCAGCGGGAGTTCTTCGCGCACGACTTCGCCACGAAGACCTTCGCGCAGACGAAGGAACAGATCGCCTACCGGCTCCGCGCCATCATCGAGAACCCCACTTTGGCCCGGCTCTTCACCGCGCCAGAGACGAAGGTCGACCTCTTCACCGAGCTTAACCGGGGATCGGTCATTCTTGTCGACACGGCGAAGGATTTCCTCAAGGACGGCAGCGGCAACTTCGGCCGCATTTTCATCAGCCTCACGCTTCAGGCCGTCCTTGAACGGGCCGCCATTCCCGAAGCAAGGCGCAAGCCGACCTTCCTCATCGTGGACGAGGCGGCCACCTATTTCGACAGCAACATCGACGATCTCTTGACCGACGCCCGCAAGTACCGCTGCGGGGTCGTGCTCAGTCACCAGTACCTTGACCAGGCCACCGGGAGCCTTCGAGCCTCGCTCCACGCCAACACGGGGATCAAGTTCGCCTCCGGTCTTTCGGCGAGCGACGCCCGTTCCATGGCCCCGGAGATGCGTACGACGGCCGACTTCATCCTCAATCAGCCGGGCCTTCAGTTCGCCGCGCACATCAAGAACGTCACGCCTCAGGCCGTTTCGATCCCCATCCGGCCTGGCGCGCTCGCGCGCGTCCCCACACTTTCCCCCGCTGCCTACGAACGGCTCGTCGAGCGCAACCGGACCAAGGTATCCCTCCCGTCCGTGCCTGTATCCCCAGCGACGCCCGACGAGGATATAAGCCGCGAGTGGTAGAATATTCGCGTGTCCATACGGGACCATAGCGAAGCACTCGGCACATCCCTCCTTATGCCGTCCGGTTACGAGGCGCGCTCCTCCCGATATCTCCTAATGCATGATTACTCTTCCAGCCTACGACAACGACGACCCTCCTCGTCGCCTTCGCTTCGCGCCTCCAAACCCTAAGCAGAAGCGGCTTGTCTTGCAGGAAGCCGACTTCTGCATGTTCGAGGCGATCGACCGGCACGGGCCGCTGCCTACTCCCTACCTCTACGAATTCGCCCGCACCTTCCGCCCGAGCTACCTCAAGACGCAAAAGCGCCTCACGGAGCTCTACAACGGCGACCAGGTGGGCTCGTATCTTACTCGTCCCCCACGCCAGTTCGAGGCGTTTGAGGCCCGCTACCAGCACATCGTCTACGACCTCACGGACCGGGCCAAACTCGCCTTAGAAGATCGACTCGGCCGCTTCTCGCCGCGCCGGACCGATCCGTTCTTGCATCAGCTCATGGGGGCCTGCGTCGCGTCCTCGATCGAACTGGCGTGCCGAGAGAAGGGCCTGCGCTATATCCCCCGCGAGGAGATCCTCACGCACCCGAAGGTGGGGCAGGCCAAAGACGCTACGAACCCGATGGCGCTTCCGGTGGGGAGTAGCAAGCTAGTCCCAGACGACCTCTTCGGCATCGAGTATCCGGGGGAGGGGTTTCGCTTCTTCGCCGTTGAGATTGATAGAAATACCGAGAGCATCGAGCGCAGAAACCTCGAACAAACAGCGTTCGGAAGGAAGGTCGGGAACTACCTCGAAGTCTTGGGGGCACGAACCTTTCAGGCATGGTGGGGCATCCCGAACCTGTCGATCCTCATTGTCACCACAAACGCCACCCACGGCAGGAACATTCTCGACTACATCAGGAAGCAGCGGAACGAGAAGTACGAGGGCCGGTTCGCGCTCTCCGTCGTGCCTTCCTTCGGCGTGAACTGGCGCGTACCGAAGACCGTGCTCACGCACCTCCTTGCGGAGCCGTGGGCCACCGTCACCGGCACCAAGGACATCGGCAGGCCATAACGCAAGAACCGCCCTTACGATGGCGGTTCCGGCGGTAGCTAAGCAAACGAGCTTCGCTCGCCCTCACAGCATACCACGCAGCAGCCCCCGACAACGTGTGCCGGGGGCCTTAGACTTGTCCTGGGACCAGGGATTGGGGGGATTTCCCAGGACGAGTGGGGTCAGTCCTCCTCGCGCGGAGGGAAGAGGACCAGTTCGCCGGAGACCGGCAGGGCGTCGAGCTTGACGGAGATGCCGTCGTTGCCGACCGTCCAGGCCGCGCCGAGCCGGGTGTAGTGGTTCTTGTCGTCGCTTCCCTTGCGGGAAGTGTAGACGTGATAGTCCGGTTGTTTGCCAGCCATTGCCAGCTCCTTCGGTTGTCCTTCCCCAGTAAAACATGCCGACGGGCGAATGTTAGAATGGGTGTGGACAGCACAGGAGGCTTCCATGTCCTCGTTCATCGACTTTGCTGCGGTGAAGGAGGCCGTCTCCTTCGCGCAAGCTATCGAGTTCCTCGACCTTCGACTGAAGCTCGCGGGCAATCAGTTTCGCGGGCAGTGCCCCGTCTGTAAGGGAGACCCTCGTGGTTTGGTGGTGACGCCGGATCGCGGGTTCTACTGCTTCTCCCAGCGGAAGGGCGGCGACCAGATCGCGCTTGCTGCGCACATCCTCGACATCCAGGCCAAGGACGCCGCTGCGTTCCTTGCGGAGAAGGCCGGTCTCACGCGGAACAGTACCAATGGAAAGGTACCGTCCCGTACCGTTCCCGAGAGCGAGGCGGTGGGGGGCAGTAAGCTCTCCCCGCTGAGCTACCTCGAACCGGAGCACGACATGGTGCACGCGATCGGCTTTGACCCCGACTTCGCGGAGCGCCATGGCATCGGCTACGCCCCGCGTGGCGTTGGAAGAGGCTGGGTCTTAGTCCCCTTCCGTGACGAGGCGGGGACACTCCTCGGCTACATCGGCGTCGGCGCGGATTGCTGGCTGCCGTCGGACTTCAAGGAGAAGATCGTGCCGCTTCAGAAGCGTGCGTAAGTACCACCCCCGGCGCAAGCTGGGGGTGTCTTCTTGCACCCTGTTTTGGTGTATGTCTGGCGCGTGCCTTCCACGGTTGCATACGCGGCGATCATGGTCCGCTACCGCCGGAAACTCGCGGGGATGAGCCTCACCAGCCTAGCGCTGGAGCTTGGGATCACGGTGGCGCAGCTGCGTAGCTACGAGGAAGCGCAGGAGCCCATCCCACCCTCCGTCCTCTCGCGCATGGCGGAGTTGCTCGACTGCTCCGTCACGGAGTTCTTCACAGAGGCTCCGAAGCTCCACTAGTCGGCACGGTACAATGGCTCCGGACTGTCCCCCAAACCGGAGAACTGCGATGACCCTCGTCTTGCACGCGGGGGCCGAGGCCGTTGACTTTGACGCGCTGCGCCAGGTCAACACGCCGCCGGCTACCAGCACCCATGTGCCGCTTCCGCATCATCAGCTCGTCGAGATGGTGCGCTATTCCCTCGGCTTCTACGGCCACGAGATCGTGGACGAGACCTTTGGCGTCACCCCCGACGGCGCTCGCTTCTTCGGCGTCATGAGCCTCAAGTCCGCCTACGGTGACTACACCGACGTGCTCGGCATGCGGAACAGCCACGACAAGAGCTTCCCCGTCGCGCTCGCCTACGGCAGCCGCGTCTTCGTCTGCGACAACATGGCTTTCAGCGCCGACGTGGTGGTGAAAAGGAAGCACACCGCCAACGCCAAGCGGGATCTTCCGGGCATCGTCGCCGGCATCATCGAGCCCTTGCAGGAGAAGCGCATCGCGCAGGCCTGCACGATCGAGGCCTACAAGAACCGGCCCTTGGAGCTCGACGAGTTCGACCACTTGGTCATCGAGCTCTACCGGCGCGGCGCGATCAACCTCACCCGCATCGCAGACGTGGTGGATGCCTATGAACGGCCTCCCTACGACTGGGGCGACGAGACAGCGTGGCGGGCCTTCAACGCCGTAACCTACGCGCTGCGGGGCAAGGTCGCCGAAGCACCCCAGCTGACGCAGACCCTGCACCAGGTGATCGACGGTATCTGCGAGCCGGTCCTCGCGCTTCCAGCGCCGGTCAACTGACCCATAGCCACTCATGCCGCTCGGAGACGGGCGGCATTTTCTTAGCTACACTCACGCTCGAAAGGAGCTCGCTATGGGCGTCATCGTTCTTCTCCTTCGCGCGGCCAACGAGAACGGCACGCCGCGGAAGTACCATCTCGCCGGCATCGGCTACCGTCACAAGACCCCCGCCTTCACCGTTGCGCGCCGTAGTAAACTTAAGAAGCTCGGCGCACGTCCCGGCCTGACAACCCGGCACCCGTAACAAACGGGCGCACCTAGGCGAGCTCACTATCCCCACCTTCGTAGCGTGGGGATTTTCTTAGATGAGAGAATTCGTGAGGCTCTGCCCAACGATAAACTCATCAAAGCACCCTCACCACTGTTCCTCAATCAACCGCCGGCTCGCAAGACCGGCGGTTATACTTTGAGCGGAAGGAGAACCGCTCATGGCAGCGCGCAAGAAGGCTCAGCCTGAGCCAGCACCACCCAAGCCTAAGCCTCGGAAGAAGGAGGTGGAGATCGTCGAGGATTTCGAGTGGGAGGGGATCAAAATCCAAGCCCGCTACAAGCCGGAGTACATCGGCTCCGCCCACATCGAGCTTCACGTCATCGAGCCGCCCTTAGCCCCGATCCCCGTCACCCCGACGGGCTACATCTCGCACTTCCATAAGCGGGGCGAGGTGGAGGCGGCCGGCGGCCCGACAGCCTACGCGAAGGCGTGGCTCGACCACGAGAGCAAGGGTCACTTCTGGCAGGCCGTCCTCAAGAAGCGGAACACCCCCACCCAGCTCGACCTGTTCGCGTGACTATCAACACCCGCCCCGGCGGGTGTCTTTGTGCGTGGTAGCCTGAGTGCAATGCGCATCAAGCCCTTGCTCAACAAGTGGCAGACAGGTTTTCAGGTAGGGCTATGCCCGCCTTGGCGGATCGGCTTCTATCCGTATCTCACAGTCTGGTATCTGAAGATCAACAGTCTACCGGGCGAGGGCGAGATGCTGAGCCCTCAGCATTATCGCGGCGTTCTATGGGCATGGCAGTTCATCCGGAACCTCGTTGTTGAGGAACGCTCGTTCATTGTTCCGGACTGGCTTCGTCGCCTCTTTCCTCGGCTCCACAAGGTCTACGTCGTGCCCGTCCGGTTCTGGTTCAACGGCATGGTACGATGAGCCACGGCCTGTAATCAGGGAGGCTGGCCGTGGACGAGGGACGCACCTTTGAAGAACTGCCGGATGAGGCGGAACAAGAACTGCTTGAAGCCTTGAAAGGGCTAGAGCGCACCGAGCTTCTGACGCGCAAGCGTCTAGAACTCGAAGAGAGGGTCGAATGACCCTCTTTGCTTTATCCACAGGTCGAGTTGCAGGCAATACCTATAGGTGTATACTGTAGGTATATGAGTAAAAGCAACAACATGAACAATAAGCTTTATTGGTGCGAGGAGGCAGGGGCGGTTTTCTGGCTTGAGAATGGTGAGGTCATGGTCGTGCCGGTAAACCAAGACGGCACGGTCAACCTCCGCGACGGCGGGCCGGTAGAGTTCTGGGGCGATTGTCCCGTCACTGAGGAGCAGGTGCGCGCAGAACTCGCGTAGCTATGGAGCTTCCCGTTCTCCGGTGTCTGCGGTGCGAGCACACGTGGATACCCCGTGCAGATCAGCAACCGCGCGTCTGCCCTAAGTGCAAGTCGCCTTACTGGAATAAGCCTCGCAGGGTATGACCATCCAAGCTTTCATCGAAAACGCAGTACAGGGCGGCATCCCGCGAGACGCCGTAGACGGCGTGAATGTCTACGAGCTGCTGTTGAACCCCGAGCTTTGGAAAGCCGTGGGGAAGGTGGAGGGGTGGAACGTCCACGACAATTCGCGCAACCTATATGAGGCCAAGCCACACTGGTTGTACCTCCAGCACCGCATGATAGACGCCCTCGCGGAAGGGAAGACGTTGGAGCAGTACCTAGAGACGCTATGACCTACATGGACTACGGGCTAATGGACGAGCTAAAGGAAGCGGGGTTCCCGCAGGAGGGTAGCGGCTTCGTTTATCCGCGAAGCCCGAACGTAGCCGACGGGTATTGGTATCAGCCCACCCTCTCCGAACTCATCGAGGCGTGTGGGGAGGGCTTCCACTACCTCAACCGCAACATCCAAAGTGCGGGACGTGCGTGGTTTGCAGGCGGCGAACGCGTTACCTTCGACGGCTCCACCCCCGAAGAAGCCGTAGCAAGGCTGTGGCTGGCGCTGAATAAGAAGCCCGAATTGTAATTTATTGTCAGGTCTTTGTACGGCCGAACCCCGCATTAGGCGGGGCTGAGATCAAATCACTTGCGTCGGGTCTGGCTCTACATATCCGTGAGAGCTAGAGAGCGGGTCTTTATTCGAGACGTACATCGCCACCTCAGGCGTGCGGCCAGTATCTATCCTTGCATGTGAAATGGAGATGAAGCTCCCCGGCTATACAGTCGGGGAGAAGTAGTGGCAGAGGAACGCCAGTACGAGCGCGAGGACGGGCAGGGCGAGCTTCACCATGCGTTCCAGCGCAGTTCTTCGCGGAACACCTCCTTCCAGAGGCGCATTGCGAGCCAGGCGAGGAGGAGGTAGGCGAGCCACCTCATGACTGCGCCAGGTGCTCCGGCAGCATGGGATAGACCCACTTGCAGAGCGCCGAGCAGACCGGGCACTCGTCTGTGAACACCTGGGTCAGATGAACGACCTCCGGGCTCACCTCCTCGACTTCGGTGTGATGGCTGTGCACCATCTCCGTGGGGCAGCGGGGGCAGATCACGGCGGACCGACGTCGTGATGGAAGGTGGCGTAGGGCGCTCCGATCCCGAGCTCCGCCGCCTTGGCGAGCGATTGCTCCTCAGGCGTCAGCTGGACTTCCGCCCAGTCGACCGCCTTCTCGCGGCAGAGCGGCCGGTGACAGACCGGCTCGCCGTTGACCACGTAGGTAGCGTTGTCGACGCGGGTGAATTGCGTCGGGCTGCGGCAGAACGGGCAGCAGAGAAACAGGCGCATGGCAGGTTTCCTTTCGAGGTTCACCTGCCCTTCATTGTATCTCCCTGAGGTTGTACACAGCCGAGCTATCAACAGTGTTCACAGTGGTACTATGATGTAAGGGCAATGCTCTCCATCTATCCTCAATCGTACTGTCACGAATGTAATGTGCCGCTAGGATTTGCGGGCCAAGGCCCCGCCTATTCATCCATCGACGGCTTCTGGCTTTGTGAGACCCACATTGAGCAAGAGAGCGCCTCGTGGAAGCAGAAGGTCGATGACGCGCAGAAGGAGGCGAAGGCCGACCAGCGCAGGAGAGCGCGTAGGTAGGCCGTTTTACAGAAAAACAATCTATGCCCAAAGGAGGACGACAACCCGGAGCAGGACGACCACTCGGTTCTAAGAACCGGAAGCAGTTCCGCGACTATTGGTCGGAGGAAGAGAAGCAGACGTACGTCGAGTTCGTGAAGGGGACCTACATGGAAGACCCCAAGCTCATTCCGTACGTCGGGGATCAGCTGTTTGGAAAAGCGACGCAGGCCGTTGAAATGACCGGCGCTGACGGGGGGCCGATCCAGGTGCAGGGCGTGGAGATTAGCGTACGGAAGTCATGAACAAGCAGCAGCTTCGAGACTGGATCGACGAAGGCATGACCCGCGTCGCGGTCTTTATGTACCAGACCTACGGCATCCCGCTTGATGCGTTCAACGACGAGCTCTCAGGCCGCACGCGCGGCGAGCAGATGGCCTTCCTATCGAGCTTTGCAAAGGACTACCCGAGCGTCTTTGAAGGGATGCCGCGCTATGTGCCGTGAGCTTCGTAAACTTCGAGATACACGAGAGCCACGCGCCCCTCTGGGAACGCTCTGACTGGCGCTACGCAATCATCATGGGCGGCCGCGGCAACGGCCGCTCAGGCACCGCATCCCGCTTCGTCATCAGTCAGCTTCTCGGGAAGGAATACACCCGCGGCGCGATCATGCGCGCGGTCCATTCGGACATCCGCGCGTCGTGCTGGTCTGAGCTTCTCGACCGCCTGAACGAGCAAGGGATCACCGAGACCTTCAAGGCCAACGACGGGGACATGTACCTTGAGCGGGGTGCGAACTCCGTTCGGGCCCATGGTTTCAAGTCCTCATCAGGGGCGCTCACCGCCCGCCTCAAATCCCTCGCCGGCTACAACCTTCTCTGGATCGAAGAGGCCGAGGAGGTGGGCGAAGAGGACTTTATGAAGCTCGACGAGAGCTTGCGCACCGTGAAGGGGCGCATCCGCATCGTCCTCACGCTCAACACGCCCGTCAAAGGCCACTGGATACTCAACAAGTGGTTCGAGCTTGACCCGCATCCCGAGGCTCCCGGCTTTTACATCCCCCGGCTCCGCGCGGACGCCACCGACACCATCTTCATCGGCGGGACGTACCGCGAGAACCTCCCCAACCTCGACCCGCACACCGTCGAGATTTACGAGCGGCAGAAGCACACCAATCCCTCTCGCTACTGGCAGGTGATCGAGGGGCTCGCGCCCGACCAGGTGCGCGGCAAAATCTACACCGGCTGGCAGCTCATAGATCAGATCCCGCCCGAGGCCCGCCTTGTACGGTTTGGCGAGGACTTCGGGTGGTTCCCCGACCCGGCCTGTGCCGTTGCGGTATACTACTGGAATGGAAGCTACATCATCGACGAGCTGGCCTACGGCACCGAGCTTACAAATGAGCACTTGGCTAAGTGCATCAGGGAAGCCGGTACGGCCATCACCATCGCGGACAGCGCCGAGCCCAAATCGATCGCGGAGCAACGAAAGTACGGGATCAGCGTGAACCCCTGCGAGAAGGGGAAGGACAGCGTTCGTTTCGGGATACAGATCGTCAATCAGAAGAAGATTTACGTAACAAGACGATCAAAGAACGTCTGGGAGAGCTACGAAAACTACGCGTGGGATGAGGACAAGGACGGGAACTCCAAGAATGAACCCGCGCACAAGTACTCACACGCGATGGACGCGGTGAGGTACGCTATCACCAGCCTTCATGGGAAGCCGACGGCCGCTGTCCCCAGTGGTCCCCGTCATAGGGTCAATGTGGCGGTATAGTGAAAAGTATGGAACCGCTCGATCTATCAATTCTGACCGAGACGAAACTCGGTTGGTGGAAGGGCAAGACCTTTGAATACTGGCGCGCTATCGGGCGCGGCAACGAAGTTATGGCTCCGCCGTATGAACCATGAGCAAACGCCGCAAACCCCGACCGTACTAGACGGCTTCGGCTGGATCGTCCCTGAGTGCTGCAAGGAGGGCTGGGACGACTGCCCCCACGTCGTGAACCGACCGACGAGGCCCGCCAAGCGTAACCCTGCCGTTTGATGCCCATCCCCCACGACATGATCTATCTCCCCGCGCCCCTCGGTAAGAAGTGGGAGACGTACGGCGTGAAGATCAGGCCGGACTGGGATCAGGTGAAAGATTATCCACTGTGCGCCTGCGGCCGGTTGTTTGTCCCCATTCATGAGGGCGACACCAGCTGCTTCTTCTGTCTCTTCAACGCATGAGCGACCCGAAACCCGAGGACTTCAAGAAAGAGCGTGAACTTGTCCATCCGCTTGACGGCCTCCCGTCCTGGCTCAAGGAGCCCGAGGCGTACGAGAAGGTCCAACGGGCTCTGTACGACGCCCAGGTAGGGAGCTGCGGCACGCACGCCGAAGTCCTTGAATGGGCGGGGTGCACCAAGTGCCAGCAGGCGCAGTGGAACGTGAAGGAGATGATGGCGCGCTTTGGGTTCAAGGACGGGGCGCAGTACCTCGCATGGAGGAAGACCCACGAATACATCAAGGAGCACGTGCCGTTCGCTAAATACAACAGCCTATGAGCAAAATAGACGTGATCGATTTCTTGAACGCGACGGTGAAGATGAAGCTTGCCCCGTCACCCATCCACGGGATCGGGGTGTTCGCCATTAAGGACATCGCCGCAGGCACGAAGCTCTTTGCCGATCGCATGCCCTTCCCGTACAAGCTTCAGCCCGCAGACCAGACCAAGCTCTTTCCCGAGGTGCGCGAGCTCCTCGTGAGCCGGTGGCCCCGGATGGTCCTGGGCGAGCCCTTTGGCTGGCCCGACGTCCACTTCCAGGGCTACATGAACCACGCGGATGAACCGACGTACGACGGCACGCTCGACATCGTCATCCGCGACCTCAAAGCGGGCGACGAGATCACCGAGGACTATCGCCGGATACCGGGCTGGGAGGAGGCGTTCCCCTGGCTTGTTGAAAACTCCCCCTAGGCCCTCGTGGTACGATTTTCGTATGACCTACACCCACCATTGCATTGGGAGCTGCGGTCGCCAGTACACCGACACTGATCCCGATGCCTACTACTGTGAGCCGTGCAGGGAGAACCGCAAGGCGATAGCCGCCGCGGTCGACGCCAAGCTCGCCAGTCGCCCCAAGCGCGAGCACGTGAGCTCGTGGAAGGCGTTTGAAGAGGCGCAGGCCCAGACCGGAGCCGGGAGCATGAGGTTCGTCCGCTACCAATAGTATGAAGACCACCAAGCCCGTCGTGGCGAAGGCGATCATCTCGGGAAAGACCTACGAGGGCGAGGGTAAAACCGTCCTTGAGGCCCTTGAGAACATCCGGGTACCGGGCCTCCCGCGCGCAAAGCTCATCCTCACCGTCAACCAGGGCGGCATCCACCGCACCCGCATCTTCCAGCCCACGATCGCGCAGCGCCTCTTCAGTCCCTCGCCCTTCGTGCGCCAGGTCGCGCTTAAGAACACCGCGACCCTCTTTGCCCTATGATGGCCCCCTCGATCTACGACTGGGTGAAGAGCGAGGAGAGCCGGTTCGAGACCGACGAAATCCAGGTCGGGGACAACTGGCACTGGAACTTCCGCAAGCACGTCCAACTGATCTTCCACCTCAAGAACGGCGTCTTCTACACCGGGGAGAACAACTGGCTGCGCGCCTTCAAGCAAGTCATGCGTCCCCTGCTCCGGCTCTCGTACTGGACGGAGGACCTTGAGGTGAAGGACGTGAGCTTCTTCATCGAGAACACGGACAACCGCGTCCTCTCCTTCCTCGTGAAGAAGTACCACGACGAGGTGTACGTCAGGGAGCACGACCTCGACACCCTCTTCGACGAGATCACCGAGAGCGACATCGACTACGGCGGGGCTCTTGTCCAAAAAGGGAAGAAGCGCCCTGAGCTCCTCCCCTTAAACGCCGTTGCCTTCTGCGATCAGACCGACCTCCTCGGCGGTCCCGTTGCGTTCAAGCACTACTTCGCGCCCGACAAGCTGAAGCAGATGAGCAAGGTGGGGTGGGGCAAGCCCGAGAACGGAGCCACCATCAGCCTTGAGGAGCTCTGCACCCTCGCCACCATGGATAAGGACCCGGTCGGCACCTTAAACGACGCGAAGAACAAGGTCCCCGGCAAGACGATCGAGGTGTACGTCGTGATCGGGAACCTCCCCGACCACTACCTCAAGGACAACGACGACATGGAGTACACCTGCCCCCAGGTGCAGGTGATCGCGTACTACACCGACAAGCACAAGCGCAGGCAGGGGGTGACGCTCTACCGCCGCGAGGACTACGGGGAGCGGCTCAAGTTCCACGCCTCGGAGAAGGTCTATAACCGCGCGCTCGGCTACTCAGACGGCGAGGCGTTCCTCCACCCGCAGATTTGGAGCAACTTCCTCGAAATCCACAAGATGCAGATGCTTGAAGCGGGGGCCAAGGTCCCGCTGTGGACCGACGACGAGAGCTTCACCAACAAGAACGCCATTGTCGACGGCGAGAACCTCCAGGTGCACACGCTCACCGAGGGCCGCACCATCGGCCAGGTACCCACGGCCGCGACGGCGAACATTCAGCTGTACCAGAACGCGATCGACACCTGGTTCGAGCACTCCCAGCTCATCGGCGCTGCCTTCGATCCCATCCTCGGGAAGGAGCAGAGCTCCGGCACCACCTTCCGCGGCCAGGAGCGCACGGTGGCGCAGGGCCGGGGCTGGCACGACCGCCGCCGGGGCCAGCGCGCCAAGTTCATCGAAGAGCTCTACCGCGACTGGATCATCCCCGACATCGTGAAGGAGATCACCAGGGGCACCGCCTTCATGGCCACCCTCACCACCGAGGAACTGACGTGGATCGCAGACCAGCTCTCCACCAACCACGCCAACGAGAAGATCAAGCGCTCGCTGCTTGAAGGGAAGGTCGTCACCCGCGAGGAGCAGGAGGTCTTGAAGCAGACCTTCAAGGAGACCTTCGCCAAGGGCGGCAACAAGCGGCTCATCGAGATCCTCAAGGGCGAGTTCGACGGCATCGAAATCAAGATGGGCATCAACATCGCCGGCAAGCAGAAGGACCTCGTGAACCTCTCCGACAAGCTCCTCTCCATCTTCCAGTTCGTCTTCGCCAACCCCGCCGGCTTCCAGCAGGCGATGCAGATGCCCGCCCTCGCCAAAGCCTTTCAGGACATCCTTGAGTACTCGGGTCTCAATCAGGCCGACTTCATGAGCCTCATGATGGCGGAGAAGCCGCTTGCCCTGCCGCAGGGCCAGCCAATGCAGCCCCCGCAGCCCATGACCCTCGCGAAGGCACCGGCCGAAGCCTAGCCTATGGACGCCACTGAGAAATCGAAGCTCCGCCGGTTCATCAGCGATCCGGGGCTGTCCGCCGCCGTCCGCGCGGTCCTACTTCAGAGCTTCATCAAGGAGCGCAAGGAGGCCGACGTGTACAAGCTCGCCGCAGCCAAACTTGCGATCGACATGCTTCAGGATGCATGGCGGGAGCTTGAACGCTACCGCATCGACGACGAGCCTCCCGAGCGTAAAGTCCAGCACGTGTAGTGTGGATAACCGCGCGCGGCATAAAGCATATAATTAGCTCATGAGTACCATTACCAAGACCAGCATTGCGTGCGGTGTTCTGCTTGCGCTTTCCGCACTCCTGTTCCTCATGGCGCAGTCCCGGCCCGTGAGCGGTGCCGCCCCCGACGGCGAACGCGCCGCCGTTGCCACGTCGAGTGTCAGCCAGTCGGTGACCGCAGGTGCCGTAGAGTTGCTCTTCGCCACCTCCAGCCAGTGCGCCGCCCGGATCGTCAGTACGAACGCAGGCGAAGTGAAGCTCACCTTCAGCGACCATAACGGCGTCCGTCCCACCGCCCTTGCGGGTTTCGGGCAGCCTGCATCGAGCACCGTTGCCTACGACGCGAGCGTCTACGGCTGCGGGGCGGTGTACGTGTTCCCGTCGTACACCGGCGTCCTCAACGTCGCGGAGACCGTGTGGTAATCACCTAATCATCAACACTATGTCGCTACTCAACGAAGCCAAGATGCCGAGCCTCAAGAACAAAATTGACGCTCAGGCTGCGGCCGCAGAGAAAGTGCGCGAAGAGGCCGAAAAGAAGGACGTGAAGAAGGCCCTCGTTATCAAGAAGAAGTCCTCTAAGAACTAACCTATGTCGCTACAAAATCTTGTTATTGGTGCGGTCCTGCTTGCGGCCCTTGGCGCAGCAGGCTTCCTCGCTCTGAAGCAGCTGCCCGTCGGCGCGTCCGCCGGACCCGATCACTACGTGAACGAGTTCTTCTACGCGGGCCTCTCAAGCGGCGCGTCCTGCTTCTCGACCACCACGACCGGCACACTCAGCGCGTCCATCCTTGAAAAGCACGGCTGCATCGAGATCGACGCCGCAGGTGCAGGCCAGGCGGTCCTCTCCCTCACCCTCGCGGCCTCCTCGACGCTCAGCAACGTGCTCCCCGCTGAAGGCATGTGCCGCACCTGGTGGGTTGATACCGACGCGGTTGCCGCCGGCACCACCACGACCATCGTCGCGGGCGCAGGCTCCGTCGTCGTGGGTCATGACGCAACCGGTGCAGGTACCGGCGCTGACGTGATCGACGGCAACGAGTACGGCCGCTTCACCCTCTGCAAGAAGGACGATAGCGATATCGCCGTGTACGTCGAGGAATTCATCCACGCAGACTAGCGCGTTTGGGTTTTCGGTCCCGCTATCAAAACTGATTACTTACCGTTTCTCACTATCGAAAAGTGACTAACATCCTCCTCAACTATGGATGAAAACAAAGTTGAACCTCAGGACGGTGCCCTAGAAAACACCGAAGAAGCGTCCGTCGAAGAGGCCATCATCGACGATCAGCCCACTTCCGACGAACGTGTTCGAGAACTCGAAGCCGAACTTGCCAAGTACCGGCGCATCGTCAAGCGAAGCGCCCTCAAGGAACGGCCCGACACCTCGAAAGCCCCAGAGACCGACCTTTTGCAGAAAGCGTTCCTCCGCACCGCGGGCATCACCGCGCAGGAGGAAGTAGACCTTGCCCTCTCGACCGCGAAGAAGTGGGGCGTCTCGGTTGACCAGCTCGTCGACGACGAGGACTTCAAGGTCAAGCTTGAGAAGCACCGCGCCACCAAAGCCAACGACGAGGCCGTCTCAGACGTGAAGGGTAGCGGCCACGGCATGAGCGCCAAGCTCTCGCCGGAATACTGGCTTAGCCAGGGCCGCCCGCCCACGCCCGACGAACTGCCCGACCGCAAGGTGCGCGCGCAGATCGTCCGCTCCTTCATCGCCAAGGGCGGCAGCAGCAAGACCTTCTACAACGACTAAGTAAGCGTCTCTGGGATTACCTCGTAATTCCAAGACGAAATGGCGAATACCATTACGTACGAGACAAGTTTTGAGGACGTACTTCAAGACCGTCTCGACCACCCAACCACGTGGAAGGAGATGTGCGACGTGACCATTTCGGACACGCGCGCCTTCTCGACTTCCTACATGTCCACGACGCCGTCCGTTCAGACGGTGACCCGTGGCACTGCCTTCACGTTCCAGGACTTCGTAGAGACCGCCGAGACCCTCACCATCTCGACTGGCCGCGACGTCCCGATGTACGTGGACTGGGCAGACCTCGCACAGAGCCCCTGGACCAAGCCAGCGGAGATCTTCGACCGCATCGGCGCGCTCCTCAACGAGTACATCGAGAGCGCCGTCCTTGCCCGCCACGCCAGCTGGACCGACTTCGGTACGGCTTCGATCGGCGGCGGCGGTGCTGCTACCGACGCGATCACCGTGTCGGCGTCCAACATCGACGACATCATCCGCGGCGTGAAGCGCGAAGTGCGCGAGGCCAACGGCCAGGTTCAGATGAACCAGCGCGGCGTTGGCTTTGTCTGGCGCGCCGCAGACTTCGAGCTCCTCGAGGCCTTCGTGCAGGCCAACGGCTTCACGACCGCCGATCAGGCGCTCAAGGAGGGCACCGTCGAAGGCCTCCGGTACCTCGCCGTCGACCACTACTGGTCGAACGAGCACACCGCGGGCCACGTCTTCGCGGGCGTCAAGAAGTGCGAGCGCCTCGGCATCCTCCGCGGTACCTACGGCAAGGCGCACCGGATTGAGTTCCCGGCAGGTTCGTCCAACAACAACCTTTCGGGCGTCGGCTTCTACAGCCGCGTGGACATCGGCCACCTCACTCCGAACACCCTCGTCCCGCTCGTGTTCGACGTGAACGTTGCCTAGTTGTGCTCATGCTTAGTCCCTTCGGGGGCTGGCACATGGGCGTAACCAGTAACCTATGTCTCTAGCCTTCAACGACACGACCAATTTCAAGGGCATCATCCAGATCATCGAGAAGGAGATCGAGAAGGAGCGCGGCTTTATCTCGGGGAACACCAACCGGCTGAAGGAGACCACGGCTGACGTCAATCTCGCGTGGGACGATTACGTCTACCTCGCCCTGAAAGCCTCCGGCACCTGGCAGTTCGACGACAGCAATTTCACCGACTACCCGATCATCAAGACCGCGATCACGCAGGGCCAGCGGGACTACACCTTCACGACCGATGAGGGGAGCAACCTCATCCTCGACGTCCACAAGGTGCTCATCCGGCCGAGCGCGTCCGCCACCGACTACGTCGAGATCTACCCCATCGATCAGCAGACCAAGGACCACGGTGCGGACATCACCTCCGAGAACACCGCCCAGGGCGTGCCGACCTACTACGACAAGACCGCCAACGGGATCATCTTCGACCGCATCCCCTCGTACACGAGGAGCGAGGGCCTGAAGGTCCTCATCAACCGCGAGCCTTCTTACTTCACGTCCTCCGACACGACGAAGAAGCCGGGCTGCCCCGGCATCCACCACCGCTACTTCGCTTTGAAGGCCGCGCTCGACTACGCCCGCCGGCACGGCCTTGCCTCATACGCCCGCCTACGGGAGGAGGTGGTCTCGTTTGAGGGCGACGAGGAGAAGGGGATCACCGGCTCGATCGAGCGGTACTTCTCACGCCGCGCCCGCGACGAGCGTCCCCGCTTGATCCCTCGCCTCTCCCCCTTCGTATGAGCCCGGCCGAACTCGAAATCCTGCGGGAGCACATCCAGCTGACGATCAAGGAGACCGTGAACGGCAAGATCGACCGGATGGACGAGAAGCTCGACGCCCACATCAAGGTCCATGAGGCCCACCTCATCGAGGTGAAGCCCATCCTCGATGCGTACCAGGGCGGGAAGGTGCTCGGCGACCTCGTCAAGTGGATTGCCGGGCTCGGGCTTGCCGTCCTTGCAATCAAGGGCTGGTTTATTCGCTAACTCAAATCACATGGCTTCACTTGTCTACAACGACTACAAAGCACGGGCGCTCGGTGACGGTACGATGGTCGACCTCGACGGGGACACCATCAAGATCGCGCTTCTGACCTCGTCCTATACCCCCGACGCCGACGCGCACGACTTCTTCGATGATGTTTCGGCGAACGAGGTGGCGGCGTCCGGCACCTACGCGGCAGGCGGCGCGACCCTCACGGTAACGCTCACCCAGGACAACACCGACGACGAGGGGGTGTTCGACGCCGCAGACGTCTCCTTCACGTCCTTCACCGGCACGGCCCGCTACGCGGTCGTCTACAAGTCGACCGGTGTGGCAAGCACCTCGCCGCTCATCTGCCTCATCGACTTCGGGAGCAACCAAACCGCCACGAACGGCATCTTCACGATTACCTTCGCGGCCGAGGGCATCCTCAATCTCAACTAACTATGGCGGTCACGGTCCAATCGGTCGGAGACCTTTCGGAAAGCGCAGCCGCGAGCATCACGGTCGATGCGCCGACCGGTGTTGCCCAAGGGGACCTACTCATCGTCCATTGCGGACGGGCAAACGATACGCCCTCGACGCCGAGCGGATGGACCCTCGTTCAGGCCGGCAACAACGGCGGAAACGTCGGCAATGGCGTGTTCTACCGCATCGCCCAGGCGGGCGACGTGGGGCAGGCGAGCTTCTCCCTCAACTTCGACGGCTCCACCTCCAAGGTCGCCCGTATGTTCCGTATTACGGGGCATAATCCGTCCAACCCGATCAACACGTCAGCCATCGCCACCGGCGCGTCTGCGACGATCACCGTCGGCTCCGTCACCCCCACCGTCGCCAACTGCCTCTTTATGTTCTTCGCGGCGGTCGACACGGCAGCCGGCGGCACGCCGTCGGTCTCCGGCTACACGATGGTTACGAGCTCTCCCACCTATTCGGAGCACTACGACCAGAAGGGCGCGGGGGACGGCTCGGACGCGCACTTCTCAGCTGCATCCGGCCTGCGAACGGCCACCACGGCAACCGGCAACAACACCGCCACCCCTGACCGCAACGACGATTGGGTAGGCATCGTGGTCGCGGTCGAACCCGAGGTCATCAACGTCACCGTCACGCCGGCGGTTGTTACAGGAACCTTCAACGTCATCGCTCCGACCGTGAGCGGCGGCGCGAACGTGAACCCCGCGGTTGTGACCGCCGCGCTTTCCGTACAGGCCCCGACCGTCACTACCGCGGCCCCGGAATGGACCAACCCCGACAAAACGAGCGCCCCCACCTGGACTAACCCCGACAAGTCATGACCCCCGAAGAACGCCGCCAATTTCAGGACCTCATCGCGTTCAAGAAGAGCCTTGAGCGCCAGGACACCATCCCCTTTCAGGTGGGGGAGGCGTTCCGGTACCGGCTCAAAATCCGCGATCTGGCGCTTGATGCGGACGTACCCGACGGGCTTGCGAACGCGCCGCTCTCATCGATCACCGCGCCCTCCGGCGGAGCCACGGTCGACAGCCAGGCGCGCACCGCCATTAACAGCATCATCACCCGTCTCGAGGACCTCGGCCTCGTAGACCCCAACTAGCCTATGATCCGCATCCCCGGAGACCTGGGCTGGGTGCAGAACAACCGCGGAGACGGGCTCGGCACCATCGCCCAGTCCTTCAACCTCGACCTCGCCTCAAACGTCGGGAAGATCCGAACGACCCGCGCCAAGCGCCTCGCCTACACCGGCAGCCCGACGAACTTCGGGCAGATCGCGGCGATGGAGCGGTTCCTCAGGAACTTCTACGTCGCCTCCGAAAACGCGGGCGGCGACGACATTTGGTCGGGCGGCAACAGCCCCTTTGATACCCTCACGAACGACACGAGCTCGTTTGAAATCGTCCCCGCAAGAACCGACCTTCTCGGCTGGAATTCCGGGCTCTACGGCACCAACAGCACGGAGATTTGGTACACCACGGACGGCACCGCATGGAGCGAGGTGGGGGCGAACGTCCTCACCGGAAACGGCGGGCTCCTCACCTTCAAAGGCAACGTCCTCTACGTCTCGGACGAGCACTACAAGGTCAAATCCGTCACCTCCGGCAACACCTTCCAGGGCTCCGGCTCCCAGACCCTGAACCTCAATCTCGCCGGGTACACGAACCACATGCTCATGGCCGGAAGGGACCAAATCTGGGTCGGGCTCACCAACCGCGACGGCGGCGACAACGCGCTCATCTTCGAATGGAACGGGGAGACGGAGAACACCCCGACCGCCCGTTACCAGATCGACGCCGCCGGGATCATGGCGGGCGTGATGAAGGACGGCGTCCCCTTCCTCGTCGACAGCAAGGGCCGCTTGATGGGCTTCTCCGGCAGCGTGTTCGTGGAGGTGGCCCGATTCCCCTTAAACGGCCTGTCCTTCAAGGGTTTCAACGCCTCCGGGCACTCCGGCCGCGCCATCCATCCCCGGGGCATGGCGGTCGACGGTGACGAAATCCTCATCACGGTCGCCAACCGCACCGACGAACTCACCGCCACCGACTTCAACGAGTTTCCCTCAGGGGTGTGGGCGTGGTCCGAGCGCACCGGCCTCTACCACAAGTACTCCCCGAGCTATCAGGCCAAGGGGGACACGGGGACCACGAACCTCACCGACCACGGCCAGTTCCGCGCCTTCTCCGGCGGGCCCATGATGGTCTACGAGGCGGTCGACGACGGCTCGACCGACAACGGCGGACGCATCGTCTTCTCGATGGAGTACTTCACCGACGCCGACGACACCGCGTCGGACACCGAGTGGGGGCTCTTCGCCGACGACACGAACGACAACACCCAGAAGGCCGGATGGTACGTCTCGCCGCGTATCCCCTCGGCTGGCTTCCGCGACCAGTGGCAGAAGGTCTACGCCGCGCTCTCCGAGCTTGAGACCACCGGGGACCTCGTGGAGATCAAGTACCGGGTGAAGGACGAGACCCCGACCTATTTCACCGGCACCTGGACCACTACGGACCGCTTCACCACCACCACCGACCTCTCCGCCTACGAACAGGGCGACGAAATCACGATCGTCCAGGGCAAGGGCGGGGGCGCGGTGGCCCACGCGCGCGTGCTCGACAACGATGCCGGGGCGTCGGTCGCCCTTGACCGGGCGATTTCAGGCGTGGTCGCCGGACAGACCTCCAAGTTCCGCATCGAGAAGTGGAAACGGGTCGGCTCCGTCACCGACATTGCGGACCAGGGCTTCACCATCGGGGAGAGCGACCACTGGATACAGGTCAAAGTGTATCTCCAGTGGACAGGCCCACGGGAACTCTACGGTATACTTATTACTAACGTCTCCTCTCTCTCCTAACTTATGGCGCGTATCCTTTCACGAGTAGACCCCGCGACCGGACGCAGACGGCAGGTAGCGTCGGTTGACGGGACGTTTAGGGAGCGGAGCGAGCAGCTCGGATCGGCTCTTGGCGTCTCGGCTGGACGAGCTTCGAGGATGTCCGGCGACCAGCTCGCGAAGGGCCTCACTCCCGACTTCGGCGGCTTCGGCCCGAAGACCCTCAGCACGCAGAGCCTCGCGCCGCAGGCGGACATGAAGCTCCCGCCCACGCCGGCTCCGGTAGCCGCGGCTGGGCTCCAGGGCGCACTTGAGACCCAGGCCACGCAGAACGACCAGTTTCTTACCGACCTCGCTGCAAAGCGAGAGAAGCGCGAACAGGAGGCTACGGCCGCCAAGGGCGACCTCATGTCCTTCCTCGACAACGAATTCCGGGGACCGACCGCCCGCACGGACGAGGCGTACTCGGAGCCGGGCGGTGTCGATCAGCTGGAAGGCGAGCTCAAGGACATCAACCAGCAGCTTCTTCAGGAGCAGGAGAGCCTTCGCCGGCAGATCGAGCGCATCCAGACCGCGCCCGGCACCGCCACGATGGAAGAGCGCGACCGCCAGGTGCGCGAGGTTGAGCGCGGCTCCCTCCGCCGGCAGGCCGACCTCTCCATCATCCAGCTTGCCCGCCAGGGGAAGTACGACAGCGCAAAGGCCATCGCGGACCGGGCCGTCGCCGTCGCGCTCGAAGAGCAGACCCAAGAGCTTCAGATGCGCCAGTTCATCTACGAGGAGAACAAGGAGCTCTTCACGAAGGCCGAGCAGCGCGAGTACGAGACCCAGCTTGCCGACCGCACCCGTGCGATCGAATTCGAAGCCTTCAAGATGAAGGCCGACTACGAACAAAAGATCAGGCAGAGCGACCCGCTCTATCAGGAGCAGCTCGCCGCCGCTAAACGCGAGAATGCAACTGCCGGCGGGGCTGGTGGCGGTCCGGTGTCTAGTGTCACACTCGACGACGGCACAACCGTCCCGATTGCCGAGCTCGACATCTCCGATCCTTCACAGATCGACGCGCTTCCGGTCTCAGACCTCACCAAGTCCGTCATCTCCGGCTTCGCGAAGACGAAGGACCTCACCCCAACCCAGAAGGGACAGGTGGCGCAGGAGCTCTACAAGGTCGGCTTCAACCCGAACTCGTACATCAACAACAAGCTCTCGACGCTCGTGCAGGAATGGGCCGCCGTCCCCGAGGGATCGAAGGGCCTCCTTGGCGGTCTCAAGTTCTGGGAGCGATACACCAAACCAGAAGTCGCCTCCTTCGAGAGCAACCTCCAAATCCTCACCCGCGAGATCGCGCGCCTGAACGACGTGGGCGTGCTCTCCGACCAGGACGTGAAGAGCTACGCCGAAGCGATGCCGTCGCGCATCGACGCGTCGCTCCCGGTCGTGCTCAGCAAGGCGTCGGGCATCTCCTCTGCCGCGACAGGGAAAAAGGCCGCGAACGTGGGCAAGACGGTCGTACTTGCCGATGGCCGCACCGCCGTCGTTGGGCTCGACGGCGAGACCCTGATCGACCCGCGCACGGGTAAGCCTCTCGAATAGTATGCCGCTTCGCCTCTCTGAGCTTGAAGACAAGGACTACGTGATCGTCGATCGAGCGCCCGAAGAAGAGGGCGAGCCGGGGCTCTTTCCCGGCCTTGCCCGTGGATTGGGTATGGCGGCCGGTGAATTGGTGCTTGGCGTCGGCGAGCTTGGTCGCGGCATCCAGCGCACCATCGGCGGCGGTGCGGGCCTCGGAGGGGAATCCATCTTCGACCGTGGGGGGGCCACAAACACCAAGACCCGCGAAGCGTTCGAACCTACAACGGGCGCGGAAGCTACCGGGAAGTTCGTCGGGACGGCAGCTCAGTATCTTGCCCCCACGAGCGGGATCGTCCGCGGTCAGCAGCTCCTCCGCGGCGCGGCTTCGAAGATCCCACAAGCCGCGCCAGGCATTATCCGCGGCACCGCCAACCTTGCGGCTCGCATTGCTCCGGAAGCCGTCGGTACGGGGACCGTCACGGCGCTTCGCGAAGGCGGCGATCTAGACCTCGCCAGCCGCGACGCCGGTATCGCCGCGGGCATCTCAACCGTCACCGGAGGGTTGGGGGGCCTCGCCCGCGCCTCCTACTGGCCTGAGCTTCAGGACACCGTGTCAAAAGCCCTCGGCATCCAGGGCAAGGTCTCCGGCGGGATGGTGCAGCGGGAGATCGCGAACAAGGTCTCCGGCCTCGGGGTCCTTAAGAAGTACGCCAACGACCTCACCGTGAAGAACGCTGACGGGGTGGAGACCGTCTTCAACCCGAAGGAAGCGACCTACGACACCACGATCCAGGCGTGGAACGGCGCGAAGGAGAAGGTCTTTGCCGAGTACAGCGCGCTAGCGAAGAAGGCTGGCGAGAGCGCGACCGTCGATCTATCACCGATCCGCGGGCTCCTGCAGCAGACCCTCGATGAACCCCGGCTCGCGCCCTACAAGCGGGCGGCCGAGGCGCTCATCAAGGACATCGACGAGAACTTCCCCGAGCCCACCACGGCTGACATCGAGCGCGTTCAGACCTTCCTCAAGGACCTCAACTCAAACACCGCGCAGGGCTTCTTCAAGGGTACGGCGGACAACGCGACGGCGGAAATCAACGCCGGCACCGCCAAGGCCATTCGGGAGAACCTCGACAACCTCATCACCGAGGCCACGGGCCAGAACTACGGCGCGCTCCGTTCCGAGTACGCGGCGCTGAAGGCGATCGAGGGAGACCTTGTGCGTCGCTTCCAGCAGTCCGCGCGACGGATCGGGGGCGGCCTTCAGGACTACGTAGATATGTTCTCCTCCGGAGAGATCATCTCCGGCATCGTGTCCGCGAACCCCGTCCTCGTGACCTCCGGCTTCGCCAAGGGTGCGCTCGGTCAGCTCCGGCGCGTCTTCGCTAACCCCGAGCGGTTCCTCCGCCGCTCATTCGAGCTCATCGACGACAAGGAAGCCAACGACCTCACGCTCCGCCTGTTCGGCGGAAGCGGCCGCTAGCTATGTCATTTCACGCAGCTGATCGACGAAGCAAACACGTAGCAGGCGGTTCCCCCGTCCACGTGCTTGTGGATCGGGAACTGTTCGCCGCCCCGATCCACGACGCCGACCAGTGTCGCGCGCGGGATGTGCTTTGCGTAGTTGACTGCCGCAAAAGCGGTGGAAAACGCGAAAAGCCCAACTGCTACAATTCCTACAAGCATTGCGATTTTAGTCATACAAGGCACACGCTAGCACAGCCTTGTGAAGCCGCAATGAACCCCCGTGTATATGACCACTAAAGAGGAACTCAAAGACTTCGCCGAAATCTATGAACGACTTCGCCAACGCTACGCCACCTTTGACCAGGTGAAGCAGCTTATTGAGCGGTTGGTGGCGGTCGTGAAGGAGGCTCGGAAGAGCCTAGCCGACGATTTTTTCGCGCTTAAAGCCGAGCTCACTTCCACGATTTCCACGACGCAGGCGGACCTCGCTTCTCGCGTTGAGACGGCGCTCCGCGAGCAGGAGCGGGGCATGGCCTTCGTCTACGACCGCGTTTCGCGGATCAGGGACGGCAAGGACGGTAGGGACGGCAAGCAAGGGCCCCGCGGAGAGCGCGGGCGAGACGGCGTGGACGGACTGCCGGGACGCGACGGCAAGGACGGCCGCGACGGGGTGAACGCCGATCCCGCGCGGGTTGCCGTACTCGAGGCCAGGATCAAAGACCTTGAAGCCCGTCCCATCGGGAGGACCGGCATGCGCAAGGTGCCGATCGTTCAGAGCGTCGATCTTTCAAGCCAGTGCGACGGAGCAGCACGCGCCTTCCGGCTCCCCAAAGACACCGTGCGGGTCCTTGGCGTGTGGAGCACGCAGTTCCCCGTCACGTTTAATAGTTCTGACTGGACCTTCACCGGGAACACGATAACCCTCTCAAGTTCGTTTGCGGCCCCCGAGAGCGGCCAGTCCCTCGTGGTCCTCATCGAAACCCTCTTCTATGCGTAACCTCATCGTCATTGCGGCGGTGCTTGCCTTCCTCGCCGCGAACTACGTCGCCTACGCCGCGCCGGTGTACCGAAGCGAGCAGTCCATCCTCCCGACGACCGACAACCTCTACCACCTCGGCTCGACGAGCCCCGATCGAACCTGGGCTGGGCTTCACACCGAAGAGATCTGCCTCGCCGGTTCCTGCCGTACGTCCTGGCCCTCGGGAGGGGGCGGCGGGTCGGGAAACGTCGGGACGAGCTCCGCTGAGACGAGCACCCGTGTTCCGTTCTGGACCTCGACCGCAGCCACGCCTGCAACGCTTTCCGGGGGAAACGCGGGCTTCACGTTCAACACCACCGATACTCGTCTGACGGTTACCAACGCATCGACCACAGCGTTCTCTGCGACCACGGTCTGTCTAACCGGCGACACCTGTCGTACGACTTGGCCTACGGGCGGCGCATCGCTCACCGGCACCACCGGCCAGGTTGCCTACTTTTCCGGGGTGGATACGGCGGTCGGTACCTCAACCATCTTCATCGACACGGACGAACAGGTCGGCATCGGTACGACCTCTCCCTACGCCAAGCTCTCCGTAGACGCCCCAGGAGGCACGGCTCCCTACTTCGCCATCGGTTCCAGTTCGGGTGAAGCACTTCGCATCTCCCCGGCCGCAAGCCCGAAGGTTGGTATCGGCACGACCTCGCCGTGGAAGACCCTCTCGGTATCCGGTGAGGTATTCATCGACAGCACGGCGGCCAATGCTTTCTCAGTCGGCACAGAAGGCACGACTACCCGAGCCTTCAACATCGATACGTCGGGCACCCTCGGCAACGGCGTGAACATCATCACCTCCGCTGCCGGCTCCGGGGTGCAGTTGAACGCGGCCAGCGCAAACGTAAACGAAGTCCTGACCGTCAGCTCCAAGGGGACGTCCAACCTTAACCTCGCAGGAGGCACGGGCGGCTCCATCGTGTTCCAGCCGTCGGGCGTCACCCGCTACCAGATGGCGGGAACCTTCTTCAACATGACGCCGACCAACCGCACCGCCACAACGCCGTTCATTACCTACACCGGCGGGGCGGGCTCCACGCTCAACGCGACCGCGGAAAGTACCTCCATCCTCTTCGACTTGACCAATACGCAAACGCACGCGTCGGGCGCTATTGGCATCAACCGCGATATTCGCATCCGCCCTACCACCCATGCCTATCCCTCGGGCACGAGCATCGCCAACTCGACCATCGCAACGAGCTCGACGTTCCAGATCGACGGGGGACCGCTCCAGGGCGCGTTTAACAACTACACGCACGCCATAGGGCTGTACGTCTCTTCGACAACGGCTGCGTACACCACCGCGTCAACGACCAACGCCTCGGCCATCTACGTCGAGGCTCCCCGCGGGGCCGCGAACAACTACACCCAGTTCAACTCAAGTGCGGCCACGACCACCATCCGGATCGACAGCACGAGTGCCACCCAAGGCGGCTGCATCGAGATGAAAGACTTTGATGGTTCGGGCTTTAGCTACATCACCGTGAGTAACGGCGTCATGACCGTCTCGGCCACATCATGTAAATAGTATGCGGTACGTCCTGCTCGCACTTCTCTTCCTATTCGCCTCTCCCGCCGAGGCGGCGATTATCGTCCTCGATACCGGGGCTGGCACGGGCAACCAGACGTGGACGGTTCCAGCCGACTACGACGTAACGACGGCCAAGATTGAGTGCGTCGGAGCCGGAGGGATCGGGGCCGACGGCGTGGCGGCCACCCGCGGCGGGGGCGGGGGCGGTGGTGGGGCATACGCAGCAGTATTCAACCTTGCGCTCACGCCCGGCGCATCCGTCACCTACCGCATCGGAGCGTCGGCAACCACGACCCCCGGCCTCAATGCGCAGACCTTCTTCAACGGCTCTACCGCCTCCACCTCACCGCTCTATTGCGACTTTGGACGGCCCGGCGTGGCCGCCACCGCTGGCATAGGTGGCAGCACCGCAAACTCCATCGGCACCATTGAATACGCAGGAGGGACGGGCGGCGCGTCAGGAACCAGCGCCAACCAGGGCGGCGGCGGCGGCGGGGGTTCCGCAGGTCCTTCAGGGATCGGCAAGACCGGCGCGGCGGGTGGTTCAAACCGCACGGGTCCAGGGGGGGCGGGCTCAGGAGGCGGCGCGTCAACGGTCGGTACCTCGGTCTCCACCGCCGGCGTCGCCGGGACGGGCGGAGTGGGTCCCAAAGGAGCGCCCGGCGGCCTTGGCAAACTGAGCGGCAACACCAACGGTGACGATGGTACCGAGGGCAGCGGTGGCGGGGGGAGCTCCGGCACGGGCACAGGAGGGGCAGGCGGTTGTCTTAGCGCGTGGGGGAGCGCCATCGGACCCTGCGGCGGGGGCGGGGGCGGCAGTGGCAACCCCGGCCCCGGCAACGGCGGCCTCGGCGGCACCTACGGCGGCGGGGGCGGCGGCGGGGGCTTCCTCTCCGCAGGCGGCGCGGGTACCGGGGCGTCTGGCGGCCAAGGCGTCATCGTCATCACCTACGGCGTCCCGCACGGCACCACCGTGTTCAGCCAAGGCACCACCATCTTTACTCAAGGAACGACCATCTACCCCTAGCTATGAGCCGCACTGTTGATATCGAAACACGCATCGTGAGCCCGCAGTCGGGAGAGACCATTGAGCTCCCGCGTGCAGATTTTGTGCGCCTCCTCATCGACCCGGCGGGCACATTGCCGAGCCTCACCATCCAGTTCCCCTCCGACCCCGTTGACGGCGACGTGGTCCAGATAAGCTCTTCAGAAATGCTGGCCTCGGTCGCGATGACCAACGGCACCGTTCTCTCAGCAAAGCCATCCTTCGCCGCAGACGCGTTTGGGACCTGGGTCTTCGGAGCCGGGAAGTGGTTCCGCATCGGCTGATATGACGGGCGGCCTCCTCCCCACGCCCCGCTCCCGCAAGGACTTCTCCGCGACGCGGGCCTTCGGCGCGCCCTCGCTTGACCTTCCCGCCCGCTACGACGTGGAGGACGAGAAGGGGGACGTCGCAGGCCCCCGGACCCAGGAGCACAACTTCTGCACCGCCTACGCGGTCTCCGAGCTCGGAAGCGACGAGCACGGCGTCCCCATGGACGCGCACTTCCAAGCCGCCGCGATCGGCATGCTCGCCGGGGCTCCGATCTTAGGCGGCGCGGACATGCGCGACGCCATCCGCTCCGGGCGGACCTTCGGCTTTCTCCCGGTCTCCCGCTGTCCGTTTCACGGGGAACGTACGCCCCGCGAGATCCTCGGCGACGCCGGGAAGTGGCCGAACCTCACCGAGCTCCTAGAGGTCGCCGCCGACTACCGCATGCCCGCCTTCTTCAAGATCGACGGACCCTACGATCCTTTCGATAACCTGCGCGCCCACCTCTACGCCCAGCGCCCCGATAACGGGGTGGTGATCGGCATCCCGTGGTACGAGAACTTCAATCGCGCCCGCGGCATCATTCCTGCGCCCAAGGGCTCCTACACCTGGCACGCGGTCACGGTGAAAGGCTTCCGGACGGTGAAGGGCCAGGAGGTGCTCCGCGTCCGCTCATGGAACGGGACCTCCTTCGGGGACGAGAGCTACGCGTACCTCACCCGCGAACGCTTCAACGCCCTCATGACCACCTGGGGCGCGATCGCCTTCATGTACAAGGACGTGCCGGACGACCTCATCGCCTCACTCAGGGAGCGGAGGCTCGACCTCCAGGAGGTGATCCTCGACCTCCTGAGCCGGCTCGCCCTCCTCCTTCGGCCATGGACCTGACCTTCTTCGCCATCGTCGGTTCGGTCATTTTCAGCCTTCTCTTCGCGGCCCTCGAATTCACCCGTGAGCGGGGTCGGCTCGACGTTCCGGTAGAGCCACTGCCAGAGCCCCGTGAAACCCCCGTGGAACGCCCGCAGGAGCCCGGAACAGTACCGGTACCAGTACCAGTACCAGTACCGCCCTCGCTCAAATGGGACACTGTGAAGGATGCCCGCCACTCCGTTCGCGTCATCTGCGACGAAGAGGGGCTATCCGTGAAGGACAAGAACGACCTCTGCGCCACTGTCGGCGCGGAGAGTGGATGGCAGAGCTACTACTTGTCTGGCCCCAAAAAGGGGCAGCCAGTGAAGCTCGACAACATCAAGGATGGTGTCGTGTGGTCTACAGACTGGGGTATCGCCCAGATCAATTCGTACTGGCACATCGGCAAGGGAAAGACCTTCCCGTCGTCACAGTTCGTCCTCGACAACCCGGAGAAGTGTATCCGCTGGATGTGTAAGATGTGGAAGGCGGGTCACAAGGACTGGTGGATCGCCTATAAGAATGGGAACTACAAGAAATTCCTGTAGAATGCACATATGCACAACGTGCCTCATAGTGAGGCTACAAAACAACGCCTCCGCGAGATAGAAAACGCCAAAGTCGCGGCCGACCCTACGGGTTACAGCGAACGCATGGCCTCCTACCGTCGTGGCAAGAAGATGCCGCAAGAGGCGATTGAACGTATCCGCGCCTTTCAGAAAAAGAAGGTCTTTTCGCCGGAAACCCGTCGCAAAATCAGTGAAGCCAAACGTGGCCCCAAACACCACGCGTGGAAGGGAGGTATCACCGCCACCAATCACTCTGAGCGCCGTGTCTTCATGAACAGCCGAGAGTACAAGGAATGGCGTCGTCACGTTTTCCAGCGCGACGACTACACCTGCCAGGGATGCGGAAAGCGTGGCGTCAAATTACAGGCAGATCATGAGCTTCCCTACGTAGACTATCCCGACCTTCGCGTAGAAATCCTCAATGGCAGGGCCATGTGCGTGGACTGCCACAAGAAGACGCCAACCTATGGCTTCAACCAGTATCGGCTATCCCCATCGTCCCCCATGTGGAAGCTCAAGAGCTAGCTATACTATCTGCATGTCACACACATACATTTCCGTGCTCGTGATCTTCCTCGTGAACTTCCTTCCCCAGCTCGGCATTCAGATCGGGGACGAGGCGCTCACCACCACGATTGAAACACTCGTCACCTTGGGAGCGGGTCTGTGGATTTTGGTCCGCCGCTACGCCAAGGGCGGGGTTACGTTCGCCGGAGTGAGGACGTAGACGGCAAAAGGCCCCCGTAGGGGCCAGTGCCTGTATACCTCCAGAGAGTACCACGTTCGTCCGTGTGTTCAAACACGGCAGTACTTGTGGACTACCTAAATGCTATCGAATGAGCGAGTGATCGTCCATAGGGCTGCGGGCATAGCCTCCGCACTTGGTGCACTTATACTGCTGGTGCTTTTTCATGCCCCAAATCCGCGAGCCGTTCTTTGAGAGCGCCCCGCCGCACGACGGCCGGGGACAGGTGAGGCGCGGCACGTCGTCATAGAGGTTGCGGTTCGGCTGTCCCTCCGTCCAGGCCGAGAGGGTGCGCCAGACCTCCTCGAGAACGATCACGTCTTGGCGGTTGTAGCCCCGCATCGTCTTCCAGGCCTTCGGGTCTCCCTGAAGGCATCCGCGCCAGAGTTCGTACCCGCCGGTCTGCGCCTTACGGGAGAGCCCCAGCTGCCGGGCCAGTTCATCGAGCTTGTTGGAGTCGAACCCGAAGAACCGCTTGGCGAGCTTCTTGGTGTCGATCGTCCTCACCGGCTTGTGCGGGGGAAGCCCATGGACGAGGAACCGCGCACGGGCCTTTTTGTAATCGAAGCTGTCCCCGTTGTGGGCGACCGTTACGTCCGCCTCGTCAAAGAGCGCCCAGAGCGCCTTGACCACCTCCCGATCATTCGTCGGGTCTTTCTGATAGAGCGGGAAGTCGGGGAGCCCGACCGTGTGCGCTTCTTTGAGGTGCGCCCACTTGTACGCAAAGCAGAGCAGGTGCCAGTCCTGTTCGATGTCTACGACGTTCTGATCCCACCGTCCCCATGTGCGAGCCAGGTTCGGCGCGGTCTCCAGGTCATAGAGGAGCGTCTTCACAGCATGTCGGCTAGGTCCTTAATCTGCTGCACGTACTCCCTGACGCACTGCGCATGGAACTTTCGATTGCCGCAACTCGGGCAGTTACCTTTCGCTTCGATAGCGTGTGGTAGATGAGTGTCGAGCGAAGACCACACCGCACGGATGGTCTTCACGACCTTGGTGCGCTCTTGCACTCCCATGCCATAAGTATAAGGCCAGTCAATATTGACAGGGTGGGGACAAAGGCGCGCCCCCGGTACATCGGGGGCCTAAGCGGTTAAGGGGATGGAGGATGGAAATCCGTGGGAAACTTACCCGTTTCGCAAGTTGATCCGCGAAGGAGAGCGCGCCACTACAAGAATAGCACCCGTCAAGGTGCTATGTCTGTCTCCTGACCGGATCGTGTGGATTATACCAGCTTCGCGTACCGCACACCGTCTCTGACTTCATAGACGACACGTGGTATCTTTCGCGGCCCGCCTTCAAGCGTGTAGCGGTACGTCCCCGTCTTCTTCCCGTCGACGCGCACCCAGTCGCCTTCGATCTTCATGCCCGCGTCCTGAAGCTCCCTGATCCGCTCTGAGAGCCGAAGGATCTTCATCTCGACGGCTTGGACGTTGGTGATGGTCCCGTGTTCGAGGAGGTGACGGCGCACGCGGTCGCGTTGGCTAGGCCGCTTCATGGCTCAGCAAATCAGGGTTCTCGTAGATGTTGCCGATGACCTCCACGTCGCGCCCGATGTTCGTAGCGTACTCACCCTTCCTCAGGACGAACTGCGCCGCATCGGGATGGAACGCCACTTCTCCCTTGTCGTAGTAGGCCGAACCAGCACCAGTAGCGACTGCTGCGGAGAGCACATCCCCCTCGAATATCTCCTTCCCATTCTTATCGAGGAGGCCGGTGAATTGCATGAGGACGTGCGGATAGCGCTCGAACACCGCGTTCAGTTCTTCCCATTCGGGGATGCTGATCGTCGCGTGCATCTTCTCGCCGTCCCAGGCGCGAAACTTGATCCGGCTCATACCTCAAGGTCAGGCTCCTCCTGCATACACACGCAGGGCTCGTCTCCGTCGGGCTGGTAGCCCGTCTCCACGTCGTAGGAGAGCTTCGGAACTCGTCCTGTGCCGCGGCAGTGCGTGCACCACATACCTACGCGATCGTCCCGAGCGACGACGGCCCGAAGGGTTCGACCTCCGCGGGGTTGATCCCCACGTCCTCCGGCTTGTTTGGCTTCCAGGTGTTCAGCTTCAGGTACGGCTCGCCCTTCGTTGAAAGGAGCAGGTCCAGGTCAACAAAGCCGCGCTCGTTCTTGTGCGTCTGTAAGAAGGCAATCCCGCGCTCGACGTTGATGCTCATTCTTCCCTTTACGAAGGAAGGTGCTCCTTCACGGGGCCGCTCGAAGCGGAAGCCGTCAGCGAATACAGTTTCAGTAGTCATAGAAATTATATGGTTAGGTCGTTTTCTAAGTCTGGCGCAGAGTTCATATCCACTGGGCCCTTCACGGCCCGCTGGTA